CGTGAACTAGAAGAAGACCGCCGCCAGCAAATGAAAGAGCAGAAGCGCAAGCTTCTTAACGCTACCGGCTTACCTTCTAACGTNTTTGAAGGNGTCGACCCNCTNGCAACCGGCGGCAACGCCGATNCNCCGCAAGANGCNGCNGCNGGNGCCTTAAGCGGCGTAGATCCCAAAGACCCAGGCGTAGACATTAGTGGAATTATGGCTATTGGTGGTCGCAACTGGGGCAAAATGATTTAACTTTTTAGGAGTTGTAATGAAAAGAGTTGTATTAGTTGAGATTGCACCCCGGCACCCGAACGAACCCATTGAAAGAATGATCAAAAGATTTTCTCGAAAAGTGAAAAAGGAGAGAATCATTGAGAATTTTCGCGGCCGGCGGTATTATGAAAAGCCATCGCAAGTGCGAAAACGCAAAGCTAAAAAACGAAAAAAAGTCCTTGATAAGCTACGCCAAAAAGCCCCACGTTGATATGTTTGGGTAATTATAGGGGTTTTATATCGTCAATTGACTAATTATTGAAGAGAAAAGGAGAAAGTTTATGTCTTCCATGTTAGAACAAGCCATTATTGATGCCGAACAATTAAAAGAGGCGGCACAAAGAAATGCCGAAGAGGTCGTGATTGAAAAGTATCAAGATGAGATTCGATCTGCGGTTGAGACTATTCTGGAGCAAGAGGAAACCTTCGATGCACCAATGGATGAGACCGTCGAAATGGGGGTGGACGCGGATGGCGATTTAGCCTTCGTGGAAGATCTCCCTACCGCCCAAAAAGCAGACATGGACGAAGTTGTTACAATCGACCTTGACAAGCTTGAAGAGATGATGGCCGAAGAAATGGAAGAAGGAACTCTCGACGCTGCCGATATGGTAAGCCGTGAAGCCGTTGCCGAAGAAATCGATGCAGTCCTTAACGAGGACGACGAAGAAATTGAACTCGACGAAGAAGCGTTGCGCGAGATCCTCGACGAGGAAATCGATCTTTCTGCCCTTACGGGGGATGAAGATACCGAGGAAGAAGAAGCTGAAGCCGCAGAAACCAAGGCCGAAGAGGCTCCCCCTGTCGAGGAGAGTGCGGACAACGGCGAAGCCGATCTTACCGAAGACGCGGCTGAAGAAGAAGCGCAAGAAACTGATGAGTCTAGAACAGAGTTCAGCGGCGCCGGCCATGGCGGCGGAGAAACCGGGAGACTCGCACCCGCCCCCGGCACCGAGAAAAAGGATGTAAAGCAGTCAAAGAAGCGTTTCGAAGAAAACCGCTCTCAAGCCAAAGAGAACCGCTCCCTCCTTAAAGAACAAAAGAAATTAGGCAGCAAAGTCCGACTATTAGAGGAAAAACTCGATAAGTACGGCACAGTCATACTCCAGCTTAAAGAAAAGTTGGAAGACAGCAATCTGGTTAACGCCCGATTGCTGTATCAGAATCGTGTTTTGAATAGCGTCTCGTTGAATGAGCGACAAAAAGATAGAATTGTCGAAGCGATATCAAACGCCAAAAGTGTTGAAGAAGCAAGAATTGTTTTCGAAACGCTTCAGAGTGCAGTGGGGTCAACATCTAAAAGAAAAAGACCAGAATCACTGAACGAAGTGGTCACTAGAAGTTCTTCAGCCTTTATCCCTCGTAAAGAGGAAACTAAAAAAGATAGCTCTTTTGCGAATCGCATGCGTACCCTCGCAGGCATTCCAACAGAGTAATAAAAACTTATATAAAGGAGAAAAACAATGTCTATTTTAGATAAATTGACAGAAGGTATCGTTAACCGCGACATGCGTCATGAAGGCGCAGCGCTGCTCTCGAAGTGGGAGCAAACGGGACTTCTGGAAGGTATTCAAAACGATAATACCAAAAACTGCATGGCTCGCCTTTTGGAGAACCAAGCTAAAGAGCTTCTTCGTGAAGCTGCCTCCACGATGCAAGGTGGAGATGTTGAGGGCTTCGCGGCCGTCGCATTCCCCATTGTTCGTCGTGTATTCGGTTCGTTGATCGCCAATGAACTGGTTTCTGTTCAACCGATGAGTTTGCCCTCGGGCCTCATCTTCTTCCTGGACTTCACCTTTGGTGGGTCCGCCACAGGTTCCAATCGCTTGGGATTCAACGATGGCACCTCGCTGTATGGCGGTGGTAAAGTTGGTTCCGGTATCACAGGCGGTGTTGACTTGGGCGGTTCGGAAGGTACAGCCGGCGGCCAGTTCTACAACTTGGTCAACGGTTATTCCTCCCCCACAGGCTCATTGGGTCTTTCCAGCGCAGTAGTCGTTTCTTCCGGTAACTTCGGTGCTGGCGGAACAGTGACTGACGAAGACTCCGGCGGCTGGGGCGGTGTGACCCAGGCGGCATTGAATGAAGTTATGCGCTTTGACCCCGACTTGACATCCGGTTCTATTTGGGTGATGGCAGAGGTTAACCTGTCTTCCGGATCTGCTGGTATTTCTGCCGGCGGTTCTTTGGATTACGATAACCTTGCAGCAATTGCATTGAATACGGGCAGCGTTGGCGTCCATGGTATGACCTTGCTTCGTCGTTTGAGCCAGTTGAGTCAAAGTGCCGACAGCAACACGGTCAGTCAGACCAACGTGCGTTTGGTATTCGCTAACACTGGTACTCTTGACGGCGGCCAAACCGCAGGTCAGGCGGGCGATCAGATTGCAATGTGTACTATTTCTTACCCCATTGTTGACAACTTCATGGACACCGGCGGCACTGATTCCGTTGGTTCCGTTGTCGGCGCAACAGCCTGGGGTCTGGAAAATGATGCGGACATCCCCGAAATTAACTTGAAAGTGGATTCCACTTCGGTTACGGCGATGACCAAAAAGTTGAAAGCTAAGTGGACACCAGAACTTGGTCAAGACCTTAACGCTTACCACAACCTTGATGCAGAGGTTGAGCTTACGTCCATTCTCTCCGAGCAAATTGCTCTTGAGATTGATCGTGAGATCGTTGAAGACTTGGTTAAAGGTTCCCGCGCTGCAACTTATTACTGGTCACGTTCCCCGGGTCTGTTCGTGGATCGCGAGACCGGCGCAGAGGTTGGCGCCAACACAGCGGCACCCGACTTCACCGGTACCGTATCCGAGTGGTATGAGACCCTGCTAGAGACCGTTAATGACGTTTCGGCAGCTATCCACCGCAAAACGCTTCGCGGAGGCGCTAACTTTATTGTTACGTCCCCAGAGGTTGCTAATATTCTTGAGTTCACCGCAGGCTTCCGAGCCAACGTATCGGTCGATGACAACAAAGGCATCGCCGGAACCCAAAATATTGGTAGCATCAGCAAGCGTTATGACGTGTTTGTTGATCCGTACTTCCCGCGCAACTTAGTGCTCGTGGGTCGTAAGGGCAACAGCTTCCTTGAGAGCGGTTATGTATACGCTCCTTATGTGCCATTGCAAGTCACCCCGACCATTTTTGGAACGGAAGACTTCGTGCCGCGTAAAGGCGTAATGACCCGCTATGCTAAGAAAATGGTTCGACCTGATATGTATGGTCTTGTCATTGTTCGCGGCCTCATGGGTGAGTCTGGTGCTTAAGCCGGTTAGTTAAAAACTAAGTTGAAAGGCTCCAATTCTTTATTGAGTTGGGGCTTTTCTTTTACTTGCTCAAAAACTATTTTATTTTAAAATCCTTTATTGCTCAAAAATGGCGCGCCCCATTTTTTTTGAGATTTGAGATTTTACACTATTTACATTAAACCCAGAAGGAGACTTATCATGGGACGAAAAAAGAAAAGAATCCGCCTCCTCGCGCGCGCTGCGGAACAGGCAACAAAAACCTCGGCCACTGCTGCCCCCACCGCCGCGCAAGCGACACCAGAGCCTCCTATAAAGGAAGCACCCAAGGCCAAAAAGCGCAATCCCTTTAAAAATTTAGCTAAGAAAACAACGACTAACAAGACAGATAAAGAGTAATTCGCCTTTTAAAGTCGTAATCGACTAATTATGGTAGGAGATTATATTGAATGGCGTTCCCTACTTTAACCCCCTCATCCAGAACCAGCGCGGTCACACTACCATCCGCCAGTCTGCCAAGTGAGGCGGCCGCCGCGTCGTTTCCTTTTACCGTTTACACGTCTGATCAATACTTTTTATCAGGCGCCTCGGATCAGGTGGCGTATACTTATCGCAAATTAGGCGGCGATGTACTCGACATCGAGTTAACCAAGGAGCAGGTCTATGCGGCATACCAAGAGGCTGTCTTAGAGTATTCTTATATCCTTAACATCCACCAAGCGAAGAACAGCTTGGGTGATTATTTAGGTTCCAAAACAGGCTCTTTTGATGAAGAGGGACAATTGCAAAGCACAGCCAGCCTGCAAGATGTCGCTTTAAAATTTCCCAAGTTTAAATTTGAATATATACGTCGCATCGCATATGGCTATTCAACCGAAGCCGGTTTCGGCGGCGACACTCGCATCTATTCTGCTAGCTTCAACACCACAGCTAGCGTCCAGGACTACGATCTTCAGTCGATAATCTCATCTTCGGCCGCAAACGACACCAATAGCCCCTTTTACGGCGCCGTCGAGGACCAAAGAGTAATCGTAAGCAAAGTGTTTTACAAGACGCCCAATGCAATGTGGCGCTTTTACGGTTATTACGGGGGCCTCAACACCGTAGGCGATTTGGCCAGTTATGGCCAATATGCTGATGATAGCACCTTCCAGTTGGTACCAACCTGGCAGAATAAAGCGCAGGCCATGGCCTTTGAAGACGCTATTTATACACGAAACAGCCAGTGGTCCTATGAACTAAAAGACAACCGTCTGCGGCTTTATCCCGAGTCCAAGCGGAATATAATGCCTTCGAAAATGTGGATTGAGTTTTTTGTGGATACGGATACTCCATGGGTCGCCGATGAAACCGGTAAAACCGGGGTTGACGGCATTAATAATATTAATGCGCTGCCTTTCGAGAACACACCTTACCAAAATATTAATTCGATTGGCAAACAGTGGATCCGTCGCTTTACATTAGCGGTTTGCAAGGAAATGCTAGGAAATATTCGTAGCAAATTTGCAACCATCCCGATACCCGGAGATTCAGTGACTCTGGATGGGCCCGCATTGCTGACTCAAGGGAAAACCGAACAAGAAAAATTGCGAGAAGAACTTAAAACCATCCTCGATGAGCTTACCTATACCAAGGTGGCACAGGGGGATGCAGATTTATCAGATGCCGTCAACAAAGTGCAAGAGAAGATTCCACTCTTGATTTTTACGGGATAAGTGAACTATGTCTGATGAGAATAAATGGAAACAACCTGCGAGTCCACCACCACCTCTCTTTCTAGGTGAAAAAGAGCGCGATCTTGTAAAACAAGTTAACGATGAATTGGTGGAACGCGTAATTGGCCAAGAGGTCATATATTACCCTATTAGTCTAGAAGAAACGCGCTTTCACCCTCTTTATGGGGAAGCGCTCATAAAAAGCTTTTTGCCGCCTATAAGGGTATACGCTCTAGTAGAATGGGGGGGATACGCCACCCGGATTAGCGGTCTCGGCGTCGACAAACGCTTATCTATTACGGTAAAGTTTCACCGCCGGCGGTTAACCGAAGACCAAGACCTATATATTCGAGAGGGTGATTTTGTGAGATATGGGGACGATTTATTTGAGATCGCCACTATCGATTACCCAAAACAGATTTTTGGCCAAGGCTGGGCCGGCTGGGAAAGAATATTTGAAGCGGAAGCTTCGTGCATTAAGGCACGGGAGGGGTTGTTCGATGCCACCTGACGATAACGATTATACGAAAATCACGGATACCAATGCAATTATAAGCGTCAAAGAGATCCAGCCATCCTCGCTAGAGACGGTTGACTTCGCGTTTTATGATTTTATGAACGACACCATGAACTTGCGCGCCCACACCAACAAAGGGTGGAAGGAAGTGCCGATTGTATGGTCGACTCCAGAGCGCGCCTTCCTGTCAAAACACAAAGGCGAGCCCCCTTTGTTTGACACCGACAACACGGTTATATATCCTATTATAACCATTGAGCGCATGTCTGTTACAAAGGACACCAACCGAAAGGGCGCTTATTGGGGAGCCTCTTCTAACCTTGTTGACCCGGTGCGCGGTGGTCGCATCACTCTGGCTCGAAAGATTAAAGCCGATAAAACGAATAATTTTGCAATCGCCGATAATATTAAAGAATGGCTTGATATCTCCGGGAGTGATGCCGGCGGCGTAGGGAACATAACAACACGAACTCCTGGCCGCCAAGCCTACTACCCGATTAAAGATAACAAAAAAGTGGTCTATGAGACGATCACAATGCCCATCCCCGTATACCTCTCTATGAAATATACGGTGACAATCACCACGGAATATGCCCAACAGATGAACGAACTGCTTTCCCCCTTCGCGACTTTAGGCGGCCACATCAATTCCTTTTCGATCAAAAGAGACGGCCACCGATTTGAGACGTTCTTGCAGGGGGATTTTGGTACCACAAGCAACGTATCCGACATGGGCAATGACGAAAGGAAATTTGAGGCGAAGTTGAATTTTGAAGTGTTGGGTTATGTTATTGGAGAGGCCCCTAATGGCGAGAGGCCAAAGCTTGTGAAGCGGCAAAACGCAGTGGAGGTTAAAATCCCACGTGAACGCGTTATTTTGGGCGATATTCCCGATTACATTGATAATCGAGGCTTTTACAGGGACTAACAACTAATTAATAAAGAAACTTTTCCACAATTACAAGGAGAATAGCGAATGTCTGTCGATAGATTTAAATTTATTTCACCCGGTGTTTTTGTTAACGAGATTGACAACACTGGAAGATCCGCCGAGCCGGCTGATGTAGGCCCCGTTTTGATTGGTCGATCTGAAAAAGGTCCCATTCTTAGACCAACTCGGGTTAAGGATTTTGCCGAATTCATCACAGAATTTGGTATGCCTATTCCCGGAGGCGACGGAAAAGATGTTTCACGGAATGGAAACTACATTTCTCCCACTTATGCGGCATATGCAGCGCAGGCATGGATGAGAAATAACTCCCCTATCACATATGTTCGCTTGGGCGGCCAAGCTTCGGAGGTAGCCACCGCGGATGACGCCGGCGCGCTAGCCGGATGGACCACCACGGTTCTTTCAGCTAGTTCGGGCGGCACGGCGGGAGGAGAGATTGCCAATAATGGCGGCGCCTACGGTCTGTTTGTCGCAGTGAGCGAATCAGCCCCCGCCTCCAACCCTGTAACGGGTACTCTGGCGGCAGTGTGGTACATGAATTCGGGTTCGGCCATCGGCCTCTCCGGAACCTTTGTGGACAATAACAACCCCACCGTACAGGTAGGGTCGAGCATAGCCTTCCGGAGTATCTCCGGTCAAGAGTTCAAAGTTCAGATCAAAGATGAGAGTAATAATACTATTATTGACACCGCCTTCGACTTTAGCGAGACCAGCGATAAGTTTGCACGGAAGGTGTTTAACACTAATCCCACTTTGACCAACAGCAGCGTGACATCAGACTCTCAGCTTGAAAAATATTGGCTTGGGGAGACCTTCGAAGGGAATGTCAATCAAATCCTCGGCACCAGCACAAATACGCTGGGAGCCATCCTTCCCCTGATTAGTGGATCCAAAGGCGACGCCGGCTTTTTCGCAGACCGACGCAAGGATTATCAAGAAGCAAAAACCGGCTGGTTTATTGCGCAAGATATGACTCAAGGTACTGCCACGGGTAGCTTCCTGGCAGACGCGATGCCAAAGCTTTTCCGGGTGGTCGCCAAAAACGCCGGCTCATGGTCTTCGCGCAATCTCAAGATTTGTATCCAAGACCTTAAAAGGTCAGCGAACTCTTATCAAGACTATGGCAGCTTTACACTAGCTATTCGTAAAATGTCGGATACCGATAATCGAGTAGAGTACTTAGAGCAGTGGACGAATCTGAATTTAAATCCCAATTCTGAGAATTATATTGCTCGCCGCATTGGCGATAAGAACCAGACGTGGGACAACACTAACCGTCGATATAAAGACTTTGGAAATTATACAAATAACTCTAAATACATTCGTATCCAGATGAATACCGCGGTAGACAAGGGCGACACAGATGCGGCATATCTGCCGTTTGGCGTCCTCGGACCTTTGCGCTACAACTCTTTTGCGGATGATGCATCCGGATGCATGGCCACCACGATGGTTTCCGGTAATCTTGATGACCTGGGGTTTCTCACCCCAGAGGACATCGCACCTACCTTGATTACTGGGAGCACAGGATACATTAAGTATGACTGGCCAAAGCTGCGCCTCCGCATTTCCGCTTCGGAAGGCGACCCGACCGATCCTAGAAATGTTTGGTTCGGCGTGGACCCAACCTTCAACAGCACTCGCTTGAATAGAAGTGTCTTGGACATTTTGCGCCCCATGGCTCGTCTCACCGACGATTTTACGGCGGATGTTTCGACAACCACCTCTTTCGTTTTTACTTTGGACGACATGTGCAACACAGACAACACAGGAGCGCTCACGGGCTCTAATGTCTACATCTCGGGTTCGCGGTCCACAGCTTCCGAGTCCCGGAATACCAATTACGGTTATATCCGCGGATCCGGCTCTTATGTCCGCGTTATTGAAGACGCGGGCTGCGACCGATTTACTACGGTCTTGTTTGGTGGCCACGATGGCCTCAACATTAAGGAGGCGACACCCCTCAGAACAGTTAATCAGAATACTACCGATGACCCGGCCACGGATTACATGTTCAACTCGTGCCAAGTCGCCATCGATAGCTTGAGAGATCCTGAAGTAGTAGAATATAACCTGGCCGCGATGCCTGGTATTATCAACAACACTCTTAATCGCTCCTTGGTGGACATGTGCGAGCAGCGCGGCGATTCATTGGCAGTCATTGATATTAAAAATGGGTATACGCCCAAATATGAATCAACGGCGGCCGAATCCTCTCGCCTAGGTAATGTGGATCAGGCCATTACCAATATGAGAAACAACTTGGCTCTTAATTCGAGCTACGGTTGCACATACTACCCATGGGTGCAGATACGGGATACCAATACCGGTCAATTGATTTGGACACCCCCCTCGATCGCCGCAATCGGAGCAATGTCCTATTCGCAGAAATCGTCGGAATTGTGGTTCGCACCGGCAGGTTTTACTCGCGGTGGTCTTTCTCTAGGCAACGCGGGCGTCCCGGTTGCGTCAGTTCGCCAGCGCTTAACCTCGAAACAGCGCGACAAGCTGTATGACGCGAACATTAACCCAATTGCTCAGTTCCCGGCCGAAGGCATCGTTATCTTCGGGCAAAAGACTTTGCAAGCGACCCCATCGGCCCTCGACCGAATTAACGTTCGCAGGCTGCTGATTTACTTGAAGCGCCAAATTTCACGATTTGCAGCCACAGTACTCTTTGATCAGAATGTGCGCTCAACGTGGAATCGTTTTAAAGGCCGCGTAGAGCCGTTCCTGGCGAGCGTCCAGGCCGGTCTTGGAATTACCAAGTTTAAATTGGTTCTTGACGAGACCACAACAACAGAAGATCTAATTGACCGTAACATCATGTACGCGAAGATCTTCATCAAGCCCGCGCGCGCAATTGAATTTATTGCGCTAGACTTTATCTTGACAGATGATGGCGCGGCATTTGAAGACTAAAAAATAATCTAGGAAACTAGTTAACTTTAAGGAGATAAAAAACATGGCTTTTTGGAGCGTCGGCAGCACAGAACCTAAACGAGCATTTAGGTGGACATTTACTTTGGGAACAGGCCTCGCAGGGGCAACCATTCAAACTTACTTCTGCAAATCTGTAACGAAACCTTCTTTTGCGGTCAGCAGCGTACCCCACCAATTTGTGCAACATACTTTTCATTATCCTGGAAGATTAACTTGGAACCCTGTTGATGTAACCTTCGTGGATCCCGTAGATCCGGATACCTCGACCATCCTGGCAAATATTGTGGCCGATTCTGGATATCGCATCCCGTCCGACCCGCAAGTCGCCCTGGAATCGATGAGCAAAGGCTCATTCATCAGCAATGTGGGAACCCCTACTATTCAGCAAATCGATTCGGAAGGAATTCCTATCGAGACGTGGACTCTCAACAATGCCTTCGTCACGAGCTTGGCATTCGGCGACCTTAGCTATGAGAGTGAAGAGTTGGTGGTAATTTCCATGACTTTACAGTATGACTTCGCGACACTGACAGGCACAAGCACCCAGTCTAGCCTCCAAAGCTAAGTTGATATAAAATTACAAAATGGCATTTTGGTCCGACGGCAGCATATCCCCTAAATTATCTTTTCAGTGGCTTCTGACATTAGGAAGCTCCGAAGCACCCATAGCAAACTATACTTTAAGATCTTTTCAGAAGCCCTCCTTTCAACTCGCGGTGAGCGAATATTTAAATATCAATGATTTGGCCTACAAACCTGGCGTGCTCCAGTGGAATCCCATCGAAATTAATTTGGTTGATGCCGAAGGAACTTTTGAGAATAACACGGCCATTCTTTATGATATTATGAAGAAATCGGGCTATGTAAGAGACATGCAGACGGGGCGCACACCAGCCACTGCAATTGTAAAAAAAGAGAATTCGGCACTCATCGGATCTGGCGATTCGGACTACGGCGGTCAGATCATTTTTGATCAAATAGACTCCCATGGACTTACATATGAACAGTGGATTCTGTGGAACCCCTTCATCAGCAGCATTAATTTTGGNCAAGCTAGTTATGCTACGGATGAGATAATGACCATTAATGCGNGGATCTACTATGACTTCGCTGAATATCGAAAACTCGGATAAATTAATTTAAGACAAAGATCAGATAATGTTATAATGATACTTACCCACAAGAGAGGTTAAAATGGCTAGATCAAACAAAACAAGATTTCAGGGCCCCCCAGGGGACGCCCCTAACCCGGCGGCGCCCCCAGAAAACGCACCGGATGCAGCAGCAATGCTTCAGTTCATTGTTCCGACCGAAGTGGTAGACTTGCCCAGCAAAGGCGCATTCTACGCGGAAGGTCACCCGCTGCACCAGTCGGATACCATCGAGATACGCCACATGACAGCGAAGGAAGAAGATATTCTCACTTCCGCAACTCTTCTCAAAAAAGGCGTTGCCCTCGATAAGATGTTGCAAAGCGTTATTGTCGACAAAAACATCAAGGTAGAAGATCTTTTGGTGGGGGATAAGAATGCTCTCCTTGTTCATTCACGAATCTTCGGCTACGGTCCCGATTATACTACCAATATTGGCTGCGACGCTTGTGGTGCGCCCTATGAAAACACGTTTAACCTGGACAATGTCGGAATTAAAGAAATCGGCGATGTCCTAGACAAATACGGCATTCAAACAACTGAAGCGCACACATTCACCTTCCAATTGCCCAAATCTAAATACGAGGTGGAATATCGTCTCCTCACCACGCGCGATGAAAACGACGCAGCCCGTAGTAGCGGCCAAATGACTTCTTTGCGGTTGCTTGAGGCGATTACGGTTACCCTTAATGGACAAACTGACCGATTCTACATCAAACGTGCGCTTAGCAGCTTGCCAATTATTGATGCTTCTATTCTTAAAAGAGCGTACGCTGCCACCACTCCGGATATTGATTTGACGCAGGAAGTGACATGCCCCCATTGCGGAGACACCGCCGAAGTGGGGGTCCCGCTTGATGCGGGCTTTTTTTGGCCTCAACTCTGATTATATGAAGGCTGTCTATGAGCAGTTTTTCTATATGAAATACGTTTCCAATTGGTCTCTTGCGGAACTCTACAGCCTTCCTATTGGCCTTCGCAACTGGTTTGTGGAGCGAACCATCCAACAGAAAGAAGCAGAACAAGAAGAAATTGAAAAAGCTCGTAAAGCCCGAAGCCGCTAAACTGTTCTAACTACTAATTATATATAGCGTTTACTATCTACGAGGGCACCCTTATGCTAAAACAGATTCAAATTGACCTAGAAAGCCTCAAGGGCGATCTTATTCAAGAAGCCGGTACGGCTGTCACCAGAATGGCATCGGACATCAAATGGCTTCTCTATCACATGACAGGCCCCTCGTCAAATCTATTTCCAGGCGGTGTCTATATTAAAGGCACGCGCGGCGATGTTAAAAGGTTTAGCAATGTTATGGGAAAAGAAAAGAAATATATGGACGCTTACCTCAAATATGGCCTTAACGATCCTCGCGTCTTGGGCAATCGTGCCAAACTAGAAAAGGCCATTTACGATTTCGAAAAAGCAACCGGCATCAAATGGCCACTCAAGTAGGTTAACCCTCCATGGCAAACGAAAAAGACCTAGATATCCAAGAGCAACTTAAAAAGCATGCCCAAGACATTGCCGAGGCGATGGAAAAGCAATATGAGGCGCGCCTTGGTCTCATGACCCTCGAAGAGAAATCGGCGGCCGCCGCACAAGCGTTGTTGGAGATCCAAAAAGAAGAGCTTGCAAACGCAAAAGAACAGCTTGCCCAGGCGCAAAAAGCAACGGATCTGAGCGATAAAGCACAACGTGCAGCAATCAACCAAGCCAAGGTGAAAGTAGCCCTCACTGAGGCCGATATTAAAGCAACAGAAGGAGTTGTCGCAGCAACCGAAGATGTCGCTAAGTCGATGAACGACGCCTTTAAGTCAGCCGAACGATTTTCGGAGACACTGACGGGCATCGATGACCGAGCCAAGCTGCTCGGCAAATCTCTAACCAAAGACGGGAAGATTCTCCGCAATATCGGTTCTCGCACCGGTAAAATTCTCGGTGACATGGGCCAATCATTTACCATGGCCAATCAACTTGGAAAGGCATTCAAGAAAGCCGAAGATGGTGTAGTAGGGCTTAACGATAAACTAGACGCGACAGCTAAAAAATACGGCATTATGGCAGCAATTGGCCGCGCCCGTGAATTCGAAACATTTGTAAAACACTCAGCGCGTGATGTAGGGATAATTACCGACGAGGCCATGCGTGCGCAAGAAGCGCTTTTTGAGTCAGCGGTCGAAGGAACAGTCCACACCCGTCAAGCTTATCACGAGATGAACCGCTCTCTGTTTCAGAATTCCACCGCATTTCGAAAAGCATCTAAAAGCACGCGACAGGAATTGACGCTGGTTGGGGCAGACCTCGCACAAACGTTTAATGTAGAAGGGGCGACCAGTGTGAGGGTCATGGAAGAACTGGGAACAACCTTTGGTAAAACCGGCACGGAAACGGCAAAACTTACAGCCGATCTTGCAATGATGGCGCAGGTGCAAGGTAGAGATGTAAACAAAACAATGAAAGATTTTGCGGAGATGTCGGGACAGTTGGCAAAATTTGGCCTTCCCAGCGCCACCAAAGAATTTGCACGATTACAGGCCATCGAAGAGAAGACTGGTGCCTCGATGGGCAATTTGGTCAGCGCGATGGACACGTTCAGCACATTTGAGGGCGCTCTTAACGCGGCCTCCAAACTTAACGCAGTTTTCGGCTCAACGATTGACGGCATGGAGCTAATGGATTCAATGATGACGGGCGGTCCCGCAGAAGCACTTTTGCTCTTGCGCCAGAGACTTGACGAGACGGGACAGTCTTTCGAGACAATGAATTATGCGCAGAAACGGGCCATGGCCGAGGCGACCGGAGTTGGAGTTCAAGATCTGGCCAAATACATGTCAGTTCCCTTCGATGAGCTTTCACAGGCTGTCAACGAATCTGACGGCAGCATCGAGAGTCTGACCAACTCTCAAGAAAAGCTCGCCGCGGCCACCAACGGCACCCTTACAGCAGCAGAGGCACAGGCCAAACTTCAAGATGATCAGGCGAAAGTGGTAGGCGGCCTCGCCCGACTGTTAGAGTGGGTAGAAAAAAACTTAGCGCAAATGACACCGGCCTGGGCAGCTTTTGGATTAGCGGCGGTCCAGGCGATGGGTGGCATCATGGGCGCCATCGGAAGCGCAATTGGCAAGATGATCACTCAAAAGACTATCGGAACCGCCGCACACACCACGCGAATAGCCCAATTGCAGGCGGAAATTGCGATGTTACACGCGCGCAACGCTGCCGAAGCCGGCGGTGGAGGCGGTGGAGGCGGTGGTATCAATCGTCTCTCCAAACGCGGCAAGTTGGCCCAGATTCAAGCACTTAAGAGGAAAAACCCGGGAATGACCACCAAGAAAGCCTTGCAAATGATAGGCGGCGGCGGCGGCGGCGCCCTGCGTGGGGTCGGAATGGGCAGTGCTGGTGCTGGTACCGCGGCGGGCGGCGCCGGCCTAGGTGCGATCTTGGCAGGCGCAGCGGTAGTAGCAGGCGCAGGATATGCGGGTTACAAAATGGCAGATTCTAGCGGATGGCTCGGCAGCGAGAACACAAAACATTTTAGCACCGAAGGTTTCGACGCCGGTCTTAACATGGCGAGCGAAGGCAAGATGGCCACCGTCGGAGAAGCTGGTTCACCCGAGGTAGCCAATATCGGCGGTCAAAATTACATGGTTGGCATGGGAGGCCCCCAAACAGTTGCCCTAGGCGCGGGCGATAGTGTATCCACAACTGGAGGCGGAGGTTCGTCTGCGCCTCAACGCGTAGTAATGAATTTTACGTTTGTGGACGAGAACGGCGCCAAGAAAACTGAGCGAATTGAACGAGTCATGAAAGATTATATGAACGAAAATTTAAATCTCAGTTATACTTAATATCTAGAGGAGAAATTAGATGCCTGTGGCCACATTAAATAGCGGAACGCGCGTTATTAAAATAACCCCTATACATGTTGCGGGGGCCGAGACCCTGGTATTTCCTACCATTCTAAGTGCTTTTGAAGATGCATGGACACCAGGATGGCGCAATGAGACGGTATATGGCCGTATGGACCCCATGGGCTTTTATTCCGGAACCCAACGAACCTTGACATTGGGATTTCGAGTCATTTCGGAGAATATTCCGGAAGCTCGCACCAATATGGCCCTCATCCAAAAGCTCGTGCAGTACCAATACCCGGCTTTTCAGCCGCGCGGCAGCGTTGCTACTCTCAAGAGCCCCCCTTATTTCAACATAGAGATCATGAATGTTGCAAGCGACTCGCGCTCAAAGGCTCTCCAAGGATATCTTACATCAGGTATAAGAGTAAACCCTGGCTTCCAAGATAAGAACACCGCGCAATATTTTAATGACGACTATTCCCAAATCTTGTTTTCGGATGTGAACATATCTTTCCAAATGACGGTATTACATGCAAGCAATGTAGGGTTTTATGGTAAAAGGGGTGCAGACGGCGCCGGAGAATTTGCCGGCGGACCTGCCTATCCATATAATGTAGGGGGCAAGACAAGCAGCGGCACAACGAACCCCACCGCGCCGCCGCCTCCCGCGCCAACGCCCACCGCGGGGAAAGCTCCCTCTCCGAAATCGAAAAACAACCGCAATAAACCGCGTTCGTGGACCGCCGCGGCCAATAAACTTTTGGGCCCCGGTGCAACCGTCGCAGACCCGGGCATAAAAACCGCGATTTATTATGCAGGCGTTTATTGGCAACCGGCAGATTCACGGCTAGGCGAGGACTAGGAGGAACACATGGGCATTTCACGTTACAATAAACGACGGGTTATAAAAAACACAGCATGGGATTACGCTTATTCTAAGATTTTTCGCAACAGAGGCCTCCACGCTGCTACACAATTTGCCGTAGCTGAATTGGCTCATTTAACCGTTGGGCAGGTGGCAAGCCTGACTATCGAGAGTAAGATGTGGACAATGGGAGAAAAATACTTTAAGCTCGCCAATGAATTTTATGGAGATCCCCAATACTGGTGGGTCATCGCTTGGTATAACCAAAAACCGCTAGAGTCTGATTTTATTCCAGGCGACGTGGTAGAAATTCCCACCCCTATTGAACAAGTGCTTGAATATTTAGAGATACTGTAGCCATCTAAAAAGCGCAAACAAAGCCAATGGCAGAAAAAGGACTGTAACGTTATGAGTTTTATGGATGATCGTTTTGATGAGCTAGCCAAGGAAGCCCCCGGCGTTTGGGAGACCATGGCATACCTCTCCACGCCGGGCCTCGAAGACCTCATGGCCAAAAAGCGCGCTGCGCTGAGGGATCCCACGAAAAAGGCATCCGAGGCCATCGGGGAATTTACTGCGAAGGAAGCGATCCAATTGGGACTTCTCAGCGCCGCCGAATTTGAGACAAATGACCAATGCGTCTTGTTAGAAATGGCGCAAAAAATCTATGACTACGCCAAAGCCCCGGGCCCAGTCGAGAGCGTGGGAGCACCCGGTACCGCGGACACCGTCGGAGATACACCCGGCAACGCCCCGGCCGCATCGATGCCCAAGGCTGCCCACGGCGCCTCCGTTATTCACACTCCCAAAATTTTGGTTGACGTCATGACACGAGACTACGGTCGACCCGGCATCGCCAGTATTTCCGATTCCAGCGGCGCTGCTTATAAAAACAATTATGATGTTATTCGCGATATAACCTTGCGCACTAAGTCTGCGCGTTTTCTAGAAATTACTCCTGCACAAGTTGCGCAATTAAGCCCCTTAATCTTCATTAGTGTTGATTATTATGATAAGCTAGGCACCCGGGTCAAGCGCCTCCCCATCGATTTCCCCAACCATACCGTTCTTAAAGATACTGTGCTTCAAGCGACAGGCCAGCGCTTTGGCGCAGGTATCAAGGACATCTCTATCGTCCACGAAGGTATTGATAGCGCTACTGATAAAATTGTGCTCATCAACTCTACCTTCGTCTTTCAGGATTTTCGCACGGCAGCGCAAGGAAACTACGAAGAATTGTTAAAGGTGGGTGTTAAAGGTATTGACAGTAATTTGCGACGATACATTAATTTTGAGTTTGGCTGGGATTCGCATGCGAAGTTAAAGGGAACGGGCAAAGATGGACTCGCTTTGGCGACAATGCGCAGCAATGTGCGAGGGGAATTAATCAAGTATACCTTCGAATTCGCAGAAGACGGAAGCATTCTTCTCAAAACGCAACACCGCGGCCATATTCACACCCTCTTCGGCGATACCCCCGCTGCCAACATTTTATCCACCCAGAAATCCGCTGAAGAATCATTGCGCGCCGGCTCTGTGAAGATTCTGAGTGCGAGTACAGCAAAGATTGTTAGCGATAATAAGAATTCTTTGGCCGAGCGAAAGCTTGATGAGATGGCCGCGCTCGTCGCAGTCAACTATCTAGATAAGATGGTAACCGGTGCGGAGTCGAAGACGGGCCAAGCGCGCAACGTCGTCAACCTCGAACACGACATGAAGGGAGAGGTCCAGAAGATGTTCAATGTTGCCAAGCTCGGTCGCGTTGGCAAGGCGGGCACAGGGGGCAACGTTTTTGCGAAGCTTGGAAACGCGATGTTCGACGACCCGGAGAAATTTGATGATTCCCCCCAACCCGTGAAGGGGCCCACAATTGATCTTAAAGACTACGAGACTATCCTTCGCCGCGCCAACCTGCACGTGCGCCAGGCCATTGCTCAACACCACGCCGGCATCCCCGATGCGGCCGCGCTCACCAACGAAAATGCGAAAAACCTTCAGACAGTCGGAATGGCGAAAAGCGATGTATACGAGATGATAAAACAAATCAAAGGCACGGCACAAGGAGCCAAGGTGGCCAGCGACGTCATAACGGACAATTTATTGGCGAAAAACGTTCTCAAGACAGCACAAAATCAATTTAATAAGAAAGTTGCTCTTCTCCGCTTTACGGGTCTTTTTAATTTAGCCACGGAACTGGCGGACAAACAAAAAATCTATTATGGGGCTATTTCTTCGGAAGCTCGCATAGAGATACATAGTAATCTGGCCTATCAACCGGGATTGAAAGAAGCCTTCGATAAAATCAGCGCAGAAAGTTTCCTAACCAGCATCCGAAGCGTCGGCGCCGACATCCCATGGGAAAACGAAGGCGCACAAGGCTGGGCCATGGAAAAGGCAACTAAGCTCGTTAGTACTAATAGCTTTCCCTTTGTCTTTTTGGGTGACTTTTTGTGGTCATTGCTACAGACGGAGGCGACTTTGGAAGGTAAAACTGGCACTATGTTTCAATTGATGAAAGAAACGGCAGGCGTTGATATGGAGCTTTTGTTGGGGTATATGTCTTATGAGACGCCGTACGCTAATGATAAAATCAACAACCTTCCCCTATATTATCTTCCCATTTCTCTTCGCAAGTTAAATTATTTCATTGCACGTGAAATCATTGGTAAAGATAGAATTTTTTACTCTTTGGGCTCCCTTATTAAAGATTTGATTAAAAAGTTGATTGATACAAGTTTCTACAATTGCATACGGGAGGCAGGCACGAAGGGCACCCCTCTTACTCCTAAAATTGATTTTGCATTTGGCGAAAAGAACGGTCGCGACGTGTTTTTTATTTACGATAGCAAACAATTTATCAACAACATGAAAGGGAAAAAGTTTGGAAGCTATTCGAATAATATGCTTTTAAAGATTCCGCATTTTTATCTTGGAGGCGCCAACAAGGGGATAGCCAAAACGATCCAATTGCGAGACATCGCAGACCCGTCCACAAAAACCGCGGTCTATTATAAAGCAACCCCATCCAATACCCTGGAAGATGGTAACGAGGGCCCTGAACATGGGCGCTGGGCTCCCACTGTTTTTGAAATGGAGGTGAACACCCTAGGATATCCCAATTTTCAACTTGGGCAGCTAGTCTTCGTTGATGCGAGACAATTCGTGGGCGCATCTGCCCAAAAGAACTTTAAAGCTACGGGGTATTATGGGCTTCATAAAATTACGCACCGCCTAACTCCGGACTCCTTTTCAACCACCATTAATGGTATCATCCAGATGTCAGAGAAAGACAAGGATGCCATTAATAGTGAGGCGGAGGGCCTCACGGCCGCGGCAGATAAGGCCAAGCCAAGCCTCACCGATCCTGACCTCCTGGAAGAAGTCTTAGCAGCCCCCCAGCACGTGTTCTTCAGCAAAGTCAAATCCGGCGAATGGGAATTCAGCAAAGAAAAACTCAGCGAGATCAAGAAAGACCGCCGCTTGAAACGATTAGGAGGGGCCCAGACGCTTTTGGAGAAGGCCACGTGGAGGCAAAAAGAAACGCATGACGAGATGATCGCGCGCAGGAAACAGGAAGCCAAGGCCGGCAACATCGCCGCCGCCATGGGCGATATCGCGGAGTTTAAGCGCAAAGGTACTCTGATTGCCATACCGGATATAGTGACCGTCGCCGGCGAGGCAATAGAAGAATACCTCGCCGGCGATTAATAATCGCCTAGGAGCTATTTAATATTAGTGCCAGAATATACACCAGAATTGTTTTTTGCGCGGAGCGATATGCCTTCCCAACATTTATACGCGGGTCGGAAATATTATCGTTGGCGCGCAAAGCACATTTTTATAGAACTTGCCCAAGGGGGCGCACCCAACTATATTGATATGTGGGGCGAATCCCCGTTATACGGCAAAATGGGCCCCGATGGCACCCTGGCTCTCCCGCAAGAGAAATTTATGAATTACTCCCTAGGCGCCAATCGGTTGGGCGCCCTTCCATGGGTTTATGAAGGAATAACCGATTTCCAGTCTTATCTTAATCGAGGAATTTACCATGGCCGCACCGCATTGAACGAGCTTTTCGGAAGTTTTGGTGTGGTGCAGGGGTATAAAAGCCCTTACTTGGAATACATGCAATACGCTTTGACCATTCTCACCGGGTTTAACAAGCGATTGGGCGCCAGAACTAAAAAGATTGTTTTTAATTTTGCTGATTACGTAAAAGAATTTACGGCTCATCTTGCGCTAGGCAACGTTCCCTTTACTTTTGCAAGTTATTATGCTTCGCCACGCGCAAGCGCTTTTTCCACAGGCCTTGTGGTGAGTTTCGCGGATATGAACGCTAATAATGATTTTTATAAAGGCGAGTATTTTGAGAATCCTGAGTTTGGGAAGTACGTTCAAAGTGCCGCGAACTTTGGCTTCCGAGTGGATTTAAATGCTCCGTGGCGCCTCGTCGCCGACTTGAAATCGGCTCCAATGGCCAAGTATATGTTGCGCCATAATATTCCGGACCTGAACGCTTCTTTCCAGAGGTTTTATAGGCTCGCCATCGATTACGAAATATCCGCAACGACGGCGCTGCTCGTCACCGCATATGAGGCATACCAGGAGACACGCCAATATGGTGTAACCCAAGATTATTGTATAAAGCCTAACACTTTTTTTAAAAGCGCATCGGACATTGAGGTTGTTAAGTCCATTTCGCAACAGGTTTTCATTGAAGAATATTCTACACATCAATTCTTGGAGGACTATGACCCACCTCAGACCCTTATACTACTAGAATCGCTTAAATATGCGGAGCGGAAAAAGCTTCACCTCCCCACGTATAAAGCATTTAAGCGCCAATTCATGAGGCACATCAAACGAAGGAATTTCCAGTCCGCGGCCATTTCCTTGACACGCTTTTATAATGGAATCCCCCCTAAAAAGAAAAAATAAAAATCTCTTGACTTCGCCGCGGATAGCTGATAAAGTATGTGAAGAGGTGCGACACAAGCCATGATATTCCAGACGTTCGACGACAAAGACCAATGTGTATTGATATATCAAAATGGGAAGTTTTTCAACGCTCAGGATGATTTGGACTTGTCTTCCACCTGGGGGTATGCCAATTATTTACGTGATAAAGATATAGAATATGCACAATTATGGGTTCAAGGATCGTCCTTAAGCGCATCTTGCCCATCTTACTTGGAAGCTCACCTCCAAGAGATTGAAGACCGCCTGAAAGCATTCATTCGCTCATGCAAATTGGCTCGGGTAAATTTGGATGATGTGTGTTTTTATGAATTGGTACCGCACAACTTTTTGCGGGATTACGCCAACATTAAGAATGAAGTCTCTCGACATGTTTTTCAAAAGTTTGAACGCCCTGATAATTACCACCAACTGTTGAAAATTGTTAAGGTTGTTTCTGACATACGATATCGCTCCCTCCGCTTGGACTTAACAAAGATGAATAAAGGTGCTATAAGAGATAGGAACATGTTTAAAACTCTTTCTTCTTGCAAGCGCAATGTTGTTTATAATCCTTTTAAGACCATCACTGGACGCTTGGCCACCAAAAGCCACACTTTCCCCGCCCTAACTTTGGCCAGGGAATATCGAAACGTTGTAACTCCTACTAATGATTGGCTTTTTGAACTTGATTTTAACGCTGCCGAACTGCGAACTGCGCTAGGTCTGCTGGGCGAAGAGCAGCCCGACGAGGATCTTCATGACTGGAATATAAAAAATATTTTTTCCGATGGTATCACCCGGGAAGAGGCGAAAAAGAAGATCTTCGCGTGGCTCTATAATCCCAACAATACAGAGAGAGGTATTAATGCTCTATATAATAGGGACAAAATCAAAGAAGCCTATTTTACAGGAGAGCAGATAACCACCGACTTTAGCCGCACTATTCCATGCGATGAATTTCATGCGACAAATTATGTCATTCAATCAACGGCCGCAGATCTTTTGTTTGAGCAGATGTACGATGTATGGGAATATTTACGCGATAAAAAGTCATTTATCAAGTTTTGCAACCACGATTCAATCATGATTGACTTGTCCCGGGAGGATCAAGGGTGTATCAACGAAATGAAAGAGATGTTTAGCAATACACGATATGGGAAATTTAAGATTAATTGTGCCGGCGGAAAAAACTGGGGCAACATGAAACAACTTTTGATACACTGAGAGATGAAATGCAAACAGTTATAGGACTAGGAGCGGCGGGGTGCAAAATAGCGGACAAATTTGTCCAATACCCTCAGTATAATATATTAAAGATAGACGCAGGGGATGTCGATCAAGACACCCCGCGCGAGAACACTTTAACTCTCAAAAAGCAACCAACACCAGAAGATTACGAGAAAGCCGGCTCTTCGTGCTTCGAAGCTTTCTTCAAAGACGTCCAAGCGGAGACGCTGTTTATCACCAGTTGCGGGAATGTGTCAGCCCTCTCGTTGCGTATCTTAGAAAAACTCCGCCCCCAAACTAAAATCACCGTGATGTACATTATTCCAGACAAGGCCAACCTGACGGAGCATCAAAAACTTCATCACAATCTCTTGTTTAATGTTTTTCAAGAATATGCCCGTTCGGCTCTCTTCGACCGCGTCATTCTTGTTGACAACCAGACGCTTTCTGCCATTGTAGGGCCGGTCCCCGTTTTGAAATATTGGGACTCCCTCAACAGCGTACTTGCGTCCACCTATCATATGATAAACGTATTTGATCATTCCCGACCGGTGTTTACTACTTTTTCAAATAAGATAAACACGGCACGGCTCACCACGCTAGGACACTATCCGTGGACCTCTGAGGAAAAAAATGAAGAAAAAATGTTTTTTTCTCTTGACTTTCCTCGCGAAAAAAGGTATTATTATGCGGTACCTCAGAAAATGCTGGAAGAGGATGAAAATTTAATGGCGATAATTCAGAAACAGGTTAAAGATGCAGTTGAGCATGATAGAATGAAGGTTGCATATGCAATCTATTCTACACAGTATGATCAACCGTATGTATACTGCGAAGGATACAGCACATTAGTTCAAAAAAAACCAGCGTCCTGAGAGATTTGTTAGGACGGCTATAACATAAGGAGAAAAAAGATTATGGCAATTGATATGGAAAAAATGCGAGATCGCATGACTTCACTTAAAAACAACGGAAACTCGACGTCAAATAAATTTTGGCGCCCCAAGGATGGAGAACAAACGCTTCGTATTGTACCACCATCTGACGGTGATCCTTTCCGTGATTATTGGTTCCACTATAATGTGGGAGATAACCCGGGCTTTCTGAGCCCTAAGAAAAACTTTGGCGAAGACTGTCCCTTGGACAATTTTGTTCGACAGCTTTGGAAGGAAGGAAGTGAAGAGAGCAAGCGCATGGCTAAAAAGCTCTCTGCGCGTCAGCGTTTTTTCGCTCCCGTCGTTGTGCGCGGAGAAGAGGAAGAGGGCGTAAAGGTATGGGGTTTCGGCAAACGAGCCTACGAAACGCTATTGGGGTTGGTACTTAACCCCGAGTATGGCGATATTACCGATGCGCAAGATGGTACCGACTTGGTAGTCCACTATGGGAAACCCGCAGGAGCGACGTTCCCTGAAACAAAGATTACCCCTCGGCGAAAAAACTCGCCGCTTCACAAAGACGCGGACAAGGCCCGAGAATGGCTCGACAATGTCCCCGATTTTGAGGAGCTATTTGCGGCTTCCAAAAAGACCACCGACGAAGTTCAAGGTATCCTGGATGCTTTCTTGAACTCCGACGAAAGCCCTTCCGAGGGTCCCACCACTACTTCATCCCCGGAGAACAGCGACGTCGACAAGGCGTTTAGCGAACTTTTGGGATAAAGTAATTTTATACCGCAGGGAGGCATGGGTTTACAGATGCCTCATTCCTATTTACTTTAGGTATGGAGAACATGGATTGGCTCACAGGCTCAGGTAGGGCAATTGACTTTAGCGAGATTGTAGAATTAACAAGATCCCACTATTTCGACGGTGGCACTGTTCATGTCGGTACCGATTCCCATCTTAAACAACAAAAGTGCATTTTCAGCACTGCTATCTGCCTTATTGGCTCTCATCACCGCGCCCAAAATACTTATTTTGTAACCCGCAGCACCACTCGCGCCCAGACATATGCTACTTTGCTTCATCGAATCACCGAAGAAGTTCAAAAATCCATTAACACGGGGTTAAAATTGCTAGAGGTCTGTCCTAAAATAGATATCGAGCTTCACTTGGATATATCCCCCGAAAACTTAAATGAAGGGACGTCCAAGTTCGCCAAAATGTTGGTAGGCTATGCGCGAGGGAGCGGCTTCGAATGTAAGATTAAACCCGACGCCTTTGCAGCCTCTTCAGTGGCAGATAAACACAGTAAACCAGAAATGAAAGGCAACTAATGAAAATTAAAGCAATTGAATGCGGGGCATGTGGGGATGTAGTTTATTCCCGGGCCCCAGAAGATTACCGGGAATGTGAATGCGGCAGCGTCAGCGCCTCCGGAGGCCAGCAATATGCCAAATTCCACAGCCCTAGCGCTGATTCTCATAAAAAAGTGATAATAGATGTTGACACAGACATGTTTAACCTGTATAATGATTGGGAAGAGATGGCGGATACCTACGGTGTGATACCTAAATCTTCCCAAGTGCCGCTGTTACGACATATTGTTTGTTAGAAAGGAAAAATATGCGAGAAAGAGTTAATCGAGAAGATTCCAACTTTGAAGCAAAGCTGGACGAACTTAGGCAACGTTTTGCAGGCGTCAAGAAAAGCGCCGAAAGCGAAACCGCAGTAAATGTTAATAAACAAGACCTTAAAGACGGTTTTGTTACTTTTTGGTCGGATAACAGCGATATCACTCAGTTGATTAGTCGAAGCGCGGGATATATTGTATCCATTATGGATTGTGGAGAAACCGTGCGTATTCGAATGGCTCGGAAAGGATTCCGCAGTTGTTATCACGCTTTCAAACTATCAAAATAAAAGGAAACTATAATGCGTAAACGAAATGCTGGCAAAGCTGGGCAGTTGTCAATTGATGACATGCGCAAGCTTATAAACAAAAAAGCTGGGCTAAACGTGGCCCACAATCTTAACAAAGAGAATCCCACTGAAGTAAAGCAGTGGATCCCGACGGGTTCGCGGTGGTTAGACAGTATTATTTGTCGCGGCCATCTTGCGGGAATTCCCGTTGGAAAAGTGGTTGAGGTGGCCGGATTAGAATCTACCGGCAAGTCTTACATGGCGGCGCAGGTTGCCGCAAACGCTCAAAAGATGGGCATCGACGTGGTGTACTTTGATTCCGAATCGGCAATCGACCCCGCGTTTTTAGAGCGCTCAGGCTGCAATCTTGACAATATTCTATACGTGCAGGCAACATCTGTTGAGTTTGTCCTAGAGACAATCGAAGAGCTTTTAGGCTCTAATGACAGCCAAATGTTGTTTATCTGGGATTCATTGGCCCTTACCCCTGCTGTTTCGGACATTGAGGGGGACTTTAATCCGCAGTCTTCAATGGCGGTAAAGGCACGTATCCTGGCTAAAGGAATGTCTAAGCTGACGGTCCCTATCGCCAACAGCCAGTCCACGTTCCTGGTATTGAACCAGTTAAAAACCAATATTACGCGCTCGCCATCAGAGGCGTTGACTACACCGTATATGACACCCGGCGGAAAGGCCATGATTTATGCCTATTCTCTGCGTGTCTGGCTGACGGGTCGGAAAGCAAAGGCGTCTTTTGTAACAGATGACAAAGGGTTCCGAATTGGCTCAGAGGTCAAGGTCAAATTAGAGAAGTCGCGCTTTGGCACGCAAGGAAGACAATGTAACTTCAAGATTCTGTGGGGAGACGAGATCGGGATTCAAGACGAAGAGAGTTGGTTCGAAGCCATCAAATCGTCGGATCACGTTAAACAGGCTGGAGCATGGTTTGAGTTAGTGTATGAGGACGGAAACACAGAAAAATTCCAGGCTTCCAAGTGGCTTGACAAACTTCAAAACGAAGCTTTTCGAAAAAGAGTCTTGACAATCATGGATGAAGAGGTTATAATGAAGTTCGATAAGCGCATCGGCGAGGCCAATGAGTTTTACGAAGAAGAGGCATAAGTGTCCAATAGAGTAATGATTATAGACGCGTTAAATTTATTTTTACGCTCGTATATTGTAAACCCTACCATCGCTAAAGATGGAAGCCCCATCGGCGGCACCGCGGGGTTCATCAAATCCCTTCAAAAGCTATGCCGGGATATTAAGCCAAACGCGGTTGTTGTTTGCTGGGATGGCCGCGGCGGGAGCAAGAAGCGCAAACTCAAGAACAAGGATTATAAAGAGGGCCGCGCCCCCATCCGCCTCAACCGCGGCATGCACACTCTTTCGGAGAATGAAGAGAAAGAGAACAAGATTTGGCAAATGCACCGGTTGTTCGACTATCTTAATAACTTCCCGGTAATTCAACTAGTAGCAGATGAAGTAGAAGCTGACGATATCATTTCGTATGTGGGCCAATATTCGCCTTTTAAAGGTTGGCAGAAAGTCATAGTTTCAAGCGATAAAGATTTTTTCCAGTTGTTGGACGAGAAGACGATTCTTCATCGCCCCATCCAAAAGAAATATCTTAATAAAAACAATATCTTGGAAGAATATGGGATTCACCCCACCAACTTTGCAATGGCTCGTGCCATCGCTGGAGATCGTTCTGACAATCTGGCAGGGGTGGGCGGAATTGGCCTTAAAACGGTATCCAAGCGCTTTCCCTTTTTTAAAGAGGAAAAGAGTGTAACGCTGCCCGATTTGGTAGAGTTCTGCGAGAATCAAGAATCGAAAGCCAAAGCATATCAAACTATTTGCGAGAAACAAGATGTGATTGCCGACAACTACGGCCTCATGCAACTATATGCGCCGAGCATGTCTGTTCAGACCAAGCAAAAGATTAATTGGACCATCGAGAACTTTGAGTATTTGTTCAATAAGTCCGAAATGGATTTGATGATGCTTGAGGACGGCATATCCGATTACAGTTGGCTCGACCTCATTACCACTTTTAAATCATTCTGCCTAAAAAGGAAAAGAAAATGAAAAAGATTATTATAGCAATCGTGCTTATGGCTTTTTGTGGGGGCTGCCGCCTTCCTTATCCCTCGTTGGAAGACCCCACGCCACTAGTGGTGGAAACGTGCTTCGGGGTGACTTATGAAAAAGTCTGCACCACCAGGAAAAACCCGACACCAGAAAAGGCGTCGACAAAGACTCACTGCCGATGGGTACGGAAACGCTAAACAATATACTCCCGTAG